TGACTTTATTTGCGGAATTTGCTCAGCGGTCATTGAACCTTTACCATCAATAAAGTCATTAACTTTACTAGCAATACTTTCAACAAACGGATCTCTCTCGTTGCCATTTATTCTTAGGCCTGTATTATCCAATAATGCTTTTGGGAATGGCAATTCAATAGTATCGACCCCTCTTAATCGAGCTCCTGATGCACGGTTATTGAACGCTTGTTGGAACGGAGTTCTTCTTAAACCATTGTTATTTCCAACTTTAATATCCTCATACGTAAAGTCTTTAAAACTTAATAAACAACTATGTGCGTGCGGTTGTTCGGGAAAACATTGATAACCTTGCGAAAATCTCTGTTCTTTTCTATTTCGGTATGTCTCAACGCGTCTCAGCAAATTTACCATAGATTTTTCCTGTCGTTTGATTATAAATAGTTTATTGTTCTATTTATACTAAATTATGAGGCACGAATTGGCATATAGCGGAAGGTTTCGACCAAAGAACCCAACTAAATACAAGGGTGACCCTACAAAGATTATTTATCGTTCCATGTGGGAATTTAAGTTTTTTCGTTATGTAGATGAACATCCTGATGTTGTATGGTGGCAAAGTGAAGAGGTAGTAATACCATATATGTCTCCTATTGACGGAAGAAGGCACAGGTATTTTCCTGATGTTATTGTTCATAGGAAAATAGCGAGTGGCGAACAGAAAACTTTGATGATTGAAATTAAACCGGCTGCACAGACAAAGCCACCTGATAGAAGTAAAATGAAAACGAGTAAAGGTCGGGTATCCCGCAGATATCTAAACGAGGTAAAGACATATGGCGTCAACGAAGCGAAATGGAAAGCAGCTAGAAAATTCTGCGCTGACCGTGGTTGGGCATTTGAAATTTACACAGAACACGAACTGGGATTAAAGTAATGGTAGCAAAAGTATTCGATGATATTTTATTAAAAGGTGTTCGCAGCGGTCAGATACCAGCTCGGACAGACGCTGCCAGAGAATGGTATCGCCAGCAAGCCAAAGATACTACAAAGGCGAAGTCTCGTCCAGAAAAAATGATTAAAGAAATGGGTAAAGAACGCGCAAAAAGCAGATTTGAATTAGGCAATATGTATATGTTTAATTATTTAGCTAAGCATGCAGATACTTTACCATATTATGATAGATTTCCGCTCATATTTCCAATAAATAGAGCTAAAGGTGGCTTCATGGGAATTAATATGCATTACTTACCTCCTGTCTTAAGAGCTAAGTTAATGGATGCGCTTTATGATACTGCTAACAATAAATACTATGACGAAACAACTAAATTAAAATTAAGCTATCAGACTTTGGCAAGTGCGACTAAATTTAAAGAATTTAAACCATGTATAAAACATTACTTAACTGGTCAGCTAAGATCGCGATTAATATATATCTCACCTTCAGAATGGGATGTAGCGTTATTTTTACCAACGGCACGCTTTGTAGGTGCCACACAAGCACAGGTCTTTAAAGACTCAAGAAAGATAATCAGAGGATAACATGGCGTTTAGTATAAAAGATTTTAAATCGCAAATGGATCGCTTCGGCGGACCACAACGGCAGTCGTTATTTGAAGTTACTATTAATAACTTTCCAGTTAATGTTTCTGCCATGGACACAAGGGATTTAACATTCTTTTGTAAAAACGTAGCAATCCCTGGGTTAAGTATGGCATTAACTTCATACGAAGCTGTTGGACAACAACGTAGAATGTATCCAACAATGATGAACCCAGAACCAGTACAAGCTATCTTTATGTTAGACTCAGACCATCAAGTATTAACATTTTTCCATTCATGGATGCAGCGAATAGTAAATTATTCTACTTCAGGTGGAAACTTTTCTGAGGTTGGTGGTGCGTTACCATTTGAAATTGGATATAAAAACGAATACGGATGCCGCTTAACAATTAAAGCATATTCAAATGATTTTTTAGAAACAGGCAAGTATTACGAAACAATATTAGATGGTGCATTCCCTGGGTTACTAGGAGATGTTGATTTGGCGTGGGAATCAAATGATAGTTACGGTACTTTACCAATAAGTTTCCAATATGATAGAATTGAATTTTCAGGCGAGCGCCAAGGAATAACAACAGGAAGATTTAATAGAGGCAACGGCTTACTTGGTCTTATCGAGTCAGTTGGTGACTTTGGTCAGTTAATTGGACAAAACATTGTGCCAAGATCAATACAAGATAGTGTAGACAAATTTACACGAATTACAAATAACTTTGACAATATATCAAACCGCGTTGGCGGTATTTTTAGATAATAGGAGAATTAGATTATGGGACTACCAAAAATTGATTTACCAATTTATGAGCTTGAATTGCCATCAACCGGTGAGACTATTAAGTACAGACCATTTACTGTAAAAGAAGAAAAGATTTTATTAGTTGCACAAGAAGCCGATGATCCAATGCAAGAATTGTTGGCAGCTAAACAAGTTGTTAATAACTGTGTCGTTGACATAGATATTTCTAAGCTTGCGATGTTTGATTTAGAATTTATTATTTTGAATTTAAGATCTAAATCAGTCAACAACGAAACTAAATTTGGTTTAAAAGATCCTGACACGTTAGAAACGGTTGAGCTTGTTATGGATTTAAACACAGTAAGTTTAGAAACATCAGAAGAACATTCAAATAAGGTTAAGATTAACGAAGAATTTAGTTTATTTTTAAAGTACCCTACTATTGATGAATACATTAAGATTAGGGACAGAGATCCAGAGGATCCTTTATTGAATTACTTTATTTTAACATCGTGTTTAGATAAAGTGGCATCTGAAGATGAAGTTCATGAATTTAGAAACTACAGTACAAAAGAAATTGACGATTTCATGGAAAATATTTCTTCTGATATTGTTAAAGGAATACAAAGCTTTTTTGAAACAATGCCGAAGCTAAGGCATACTTTAAATTATACAAACAAAGACGGCGTAGACAAAACATTTGCAGTGGAGGGTATGAACTCTTTTTTTATCTAATGCTGAGTCATACGACTTTAGCGGATTATTATCAAACGATATTCACTTTGGCTCAGCACCATAAATATTCCATAGATGAAATTGAAGGTATGGTACCATATGAAAGAGATTTATATTTTGGCATGTTAATTAACTTTATACAGAAACAGAACGAACAAAGGCAGTAATTAAAAATGGCGATTTCAGAAGATACCAAAGCAATCATTTCGCAGCTAGAAATGCAAGGCGAACTTATACGAAATACCGGTGCTAACTCTTTAAGAGAAGTCAATGTTAAACTTGATAAGTTTAGCGACGCATTTGTATCTATTGCAGCAAACATTTCAAGCAATAACCAAATGCTACAAAATTCTCAAAAGATGATGAGGGAACAAGCTGAATATGATCGCCAACAACGAGACTTCGATGATTTAAAAAGAGATAAAGAAGTTAAGGTAAAAGAAAAAAGCGATTTAGGAGTTAAAGAAGGCCTTAAAGATATTAAAGATAGTTTATCTGGTTTTAGTATGACAGGTTTACTTGGTGGTATCGGTAAAGCTATTGGTATTGGTTTAGGTGCGGCTGTTGCAGGTAATATATTAAAAGGATTTGTCGACGAAAAATATGACGGAGCCTTTACTAATTTTCAAAACAATCTTGCCAACTTAGACTTTGGATTAATTAACCAGTCTATAAAAGATATGCAATTAGCAACAGAAAAATTAGTTACACAAATGGAACAAATAAACGAAACAGTAAAAAAAATTACTGATAGCCTTTTATTTAAACTTGCAACAACTGTTGGCATTCTTACCACTATTCAACAAACCTTTAAGCGCATTATTGGTCCGTACTTTGCAGATGTTTTTGATGCAAGGAGAGTAAAAAGAAGACAACAAATGGATATGTTTAGAAATGCTGATAAATTATCCATGGAAAACCTAGAAGAATTTAACAAAACTCGTAACAGACCTCCACTAGGCACAGATTTTATGCCAGAAAATTTAACTTCACCAGAACTTGATGGAACCAGCAGCGGTGGAAAAGGTCTTATTGGTGGAAGTAATGCTATCGACACAAACAACCCAAACCGTATAATACCACCCAATGGGCCTAATGCATTTAATGCACCAAACGATATTTATGAACCTGTTAGAGACCGTGGTGGTCGAGCGTTTGGTTCTTTTGGAGCTTCAGGTCAAGGTAATTTTATAACTAGAGGAAAAGGAAATCAAGCGTTAGTTGATTCTAGTATGGGACCAAATGGCGAACGCGGAGTTGGACGTTCGCCGGGTGCACAAGCTGGATTTAAAAAACCTAAAGGCGCATTTATGTCTCAAGCTGAATTAGATCTCGCGTTTAAAGAATTAGGACAATTAAAACTGTTTAAAGAAGTTGTAAAAGGGTTAGTATTTGTTGGTATTGCTTGGACCATATATGATTCAATAAATTTATATTATGCATGGAAAGCAACACCTGAAGGCCCTGCAGGAGACGAAGCCAGAAAAATGATACTTATAAACGAGTTTGGCTCGTTGGTTACTGGCGCTGGTGGCGCTGCGGTTGGTGCTTTTATTGGAACTTTTGGTGGACCTTGGGGAATATTACTTTTTTCAGTTATTGGTGGAGTCGCGGGATCACTTGCAGGTCCAACTATAGTAGGAATGATTTATGACTGGGCTAATGAAAAACCATTAACCGAACAACAAGCAGAGCAAGCTATAGCAGCAATTGATGGAAAGATTGAAACACTTACAGCAAATATGAATAACGCTATGACATCTGGCAGCCCATTCGCTGGTGCAGCTGCTATGGGTGCTCAGGAAGGAATAAGAGCGTTAGTTGACGAAAGAAATGTTCTTTCAGCACGAGTAGCAAGTATTAGAAGAGCGAGAGGCCCAGCAGTTCGCGAAGGAATGAATTACTTACAATCAGGAATGGAAGCAGCCGCATACGGTTCTGGTGGTAGACGTATGTTTGAAATATCACGCAGTGGAACTCCTCAACAAAAAGCAGTATTACTTGATGCATTACTTGAAGTAGAATCTAGATACCAAAAAGGTA